GGAAGAATTGATCCGTTTTTCCAGTCCGGCTGCTGATGCACTGGTCCGTAATGCGCTGGCGGAAGCGGTGGTGGCGCGTCTGGACACGGACTTTGTGGACCCGAAAAAAGCCGCAGTGGCAGATGTCTCCCCGGCGTCCATCACCCATGATGTGAAGGGCATGGCATCAACCGGTAACCCGGATGCGGATGCAGAGACCGCGTTTGGTCAGTTTGTGGCAGCAAACCTGCAGCCCACCGGTGCGGTCTGGCTGATGTCCAGCACCAATGCCCTGGCACTGTCCATGCGTAAAAATGCGCTGGGTCAGAAAGAATACCCGGACATGACCCTGCTGGGTGGCTCCTTCCAGGGGCTGCCGGTGATTGTCTCCCAGTACGTGGGTGACCAGCTGGTGCTGGTGAATGCCCCGGATATTTATCTGGCGGATGACGGCGGCGTGGCAGTGGATATGTCCCGCGAGGCATCACTGGAAATGCAGTCTGAGCCGACCGGCGACAGTACCACGCCGTCGCCGGTGGAGCTGGTTTCCATGTTCCAGACAGGCAGCGTGGCCATCCGTGCGGAGCGCTGGATCAACTGGCGTCGTCGCCGTACCGCGGCGGTGGCGGTGATCACCGGAGTGAACTACGGCAGTGCGTCCGGCGGCTGAGTCTGATAAGGAGGACGGGAGGTGTGCGCCTCCCGTAACAGGTTATGGCAAAGATCCGATATCTGCATGGTACGCATGATGCCCGGGTCGGGGATATCCGTGATGTGGCACAGCCGTGTGCGGAGGTGCTGGTTCGCCTGGGAAAGGCGGAGTACATCACGGTGCGACGTCCGGCAGGTCAGAAAAAGAAACGTGATGCGGAGCATGGCGAATGTGGAACCTTTTACGGCGAACCCGAAAAAACCAGAAATCAGGACGTGACGTAAGAGAGGCGGGCTGGACCAGCCTGTTTCAGGCGGTGGCTGAGCCCTTTTCCGGTGCCTGGCAGCAGGGCGTGAAAGCCGATCCTGAAGCCGTCCTCTCCTTTCATGCGGTGTTTGCATGTATTTCGCTGATATCCCAGGATATCGCCAAAATGCGGCTACGTCTTATGCAGACGGATGCGCATGGGATACGCAGGGAAACGCGCCGGGGGGATATTGCCTGCCTCTGTCGTCGTCCCAACGCCCAGCAGAACCGTATCCAGTTTTTTGAACTGTGGCTGAACGCCAAACTACGTCACGGCAATACGGTGGTGCTGAAAATCCGTAACGCCCGGGGGCAGATCAAAGAACTGCGCATTCTGGACTGGAGCCGGGTTGAACCACTGGTGGCGGATGACGGCGAAGTGTTCTACCGCATCACGCCGGACCGGAACTGCGGGATCACTGAGGCGGTGACGGTGCCTGCCCGGGAAGTGATCCACGACCGGTTTAACTGTTTTTTTCATCCGCTTATAGGGTTGCCGCCGGTGTATGCCGCCGGGCTGGCCGCCACGCAGGGGCATCATATTCAGGAAAATTCGACGTATTTTTTCAGAAATGGCGGCAGGCCGTCCGGGGTGATTGAGATCCCCGGCAGTATTACGGAAGAAAATGCGAAAAAACTGAAGAGCAACTGGGACAGCGGGTATACAGGCGAAAATGCGGGGAAAACGGCCATTCTGAGCAACGGGGCAAAATACAACCCCACGACGTTTTCACCGGTGGATGCGCAGACGGTGGAACAACTGAAGATGACCGCTGAAATTGTCTGTTCGGTGTTCCGTGTCCCGGCCTACAAGATTGGCGTGGGACAACCGCCTTCCAGTGACAACGTGGAGGCGCTGGAGCAGCAGTATTATTCCCAGTGCCTGCAGACACTGATTGAGTCCATTGAGCTGTTACTGGATGAGGCGCTGGAAACGGGGGAAAACGAGAGTACGGAATTTGATGTCACCACGCTGCTGAGAATGGACAGTGAGCGGCGCATGAAAACGCTGGGGGATGCGGTGAAAAATACGCTTCTCACGCCCAATGAAGCCCGTAAACGGGAGAACCTGCCGCCCCTGGCAGGAGGCGATGCACTGTATCTTCAGCAGCAGAACTACAGTCTGGAAGCGTTGTCCCGCCGTGATGCCCGTGAAGATCCGTTCGCGTCTTCCGGGAAAACGTCGTCAGGCACACGCCAGGAGGGCGCGTCTGACGGTAATAAGGCCATAAGCGAAACAGAGCGTGATGCGGTGAAGGCGATGTTCAGGGGGATACTGCGAAAATGAATGAACGTGAACTGTCCATTATCCGTGCGCTGGGTGAAGAATTCTCCACAGTGCTGGCGGATTTACAGCGCACATTTGAGGGGAAGATGGCCTCGCAGGCACAAGCGTTTGAAGAGAAACTGATTTCCCTGTCGGCGGTATTACAGAAGCATGTGACGGTGGATGAGGTGCGTCCGGTTCTGCAGGCGATGGTGGATGAGGCTGTGGGGGCCATTCCGGTACCGCGTGATGGTCGTGATTATGATCCGGATGTACTGCAGCAGGCGGTGAATGATGCGGTCGCAAATATTCCTGTACCGGCGGACGGCAAAAGTATTACCCCGGATGATGTGCGTCCGATGCTTGAGCAGATGGTGAAAGAGGCCGTAAGTCATATCCCTGCTCCGCGTGATGGTCGTGATTACGATCCGGAAGTACTGCGGAAGGCGGTTCTGGAGGCGGTGAATGCCCTGCCGGCTCCGCAGGACGGGCGTGATGCCACGGCACTGGAAATACTCCCTGCCATTGACGATCAAAAATCCTTTCCCCGGGGCACGTATGCCACACACCAGGGCGGACTCTGGCGGGCGTATGAAAAAACGCACGGGATGCGGGGATGGGAATGCCTGGTTGACGGGGTGGCGGATATTGACGTCAGCATGACGGGTGAACGGTTGTTCTCTGTGGTGGTCCGGCAGAGCAGTGGCCAGCGTACGGAAAAAACATTTTCCCTTCCGGTGATGCTCTACCGCGGTGTGTTCAGAGCCGGTGAAACCTACCACCCCGGCGATACGGTGACGTGGGGGGGCTCGCTGTGGCACTGCAACAGTATGACCGAAGATAAACCCGGAGAAGCTCATTCATCAGCCTGGACCCTGGCTGCAAAACGTGGGCGGGATGCAGGAGGTGGAAAGTGACAGCATTACTGACACTGGAAGAAATCAAGGCTCATCTGCGTGTTGACCATGACGCGGATGATGAGATGCTGATGGACAAGGTTCGTCAGGCTACAGCTGTGCTGCTGGCCTACATTCAGGGCAGCCGGGATAAGGTAATCCGTGAGGACGGTGAACTGATCCCGGGCGAGGCATTAACCCGGATGAAGGGGGCTGCCATGCGCCTGACCGGGATGTTGTACCGGAATCCGGATCTTGCTGAGCGGGAAGACCTCGTGCAGGGGGAACTGCCGTTTTCTGTGTCCGTGCTGATTTACGATTTGCGTTGTCCGACGGTGTTATGAGGAGGGGGAATGGCAATATCTGCAGGTCGTCTGACACAGATGATAAGTGTTCTGAACCCGGTGTTAACCCGTAATGCTGCCGGAGAAATGACGGAAGAATGGGTGTCATGCGGGAAAATTCATGCGGATATCCGGGGCAGGAGCAGCCGGGAGCGGATGCAGTCCGGTGCGGAAATGGCGCAGGCGGAAATCCGCATCTGGGTGCGCGGTCAGTCCGGTCGGGAAATCACGGCGGCGTCACGACTTCATGTGCTGAGTGGTCCCTGGCGTGACAGTATCCTGAATGTTGTCGGGGTGCCCGTGCCGGATGCGACCGGCGGGCGCCTGGAAATTCTCTGTCGGCTGGGAGGGGAAAAATGATCGAAACCCTGCTGGATTTTTCGGGACTTGAAGAAATAAGCCGTGATTTGCAGCTTCTGAGTGGTGCAGAAAACAACCGGGTACTGCGTGAGGCAACCCGCGCGGGGGCGAATGAACTGAAAGAAGAAGTGGTGTCACGGGCACCGGTGCGCAGGGGAAAACTGCGCCGCAATGTGGTGGTCCTTTCCCGGCGCTCCCGCGATGGCGGGATGGAATCCGGTGTGCATATCCGTGGTGTTAATCCGGACACCGGTAACAGCGATAACACCATGAAGGCGGATAACCCGCGCAATGCTTTCTACTGGCGGTTTGTGGAAATGGGGACCGTGAATATGCCACCGCACCCGTTTGTGCGCCCGGCGTTTGATGTGCGCAGTGAACAGGCAGCTCAGGTGGCGATTGCGCGGATGAACCGGGCCATTGATGAGGTACTGAGACGATGACGGAGGCGGATTTGTATCCTCATCTGGCGCATCTTGCCGGCGGGCAGGTGTACCCGTATGTGGTCCCCCTGCTGGATGGCAGGCCGTCGGTGGCGCTTCCGTGGGTGGTTTTCAGCCTGATTTCATCGGTGTCTGCGGACGTGATGGGCGGGCAGGCGGAGTCCTCAGTGTCGGTGCAGATAGACGTTTATGCCGGGACTGTGACGCAGGCGCGTCAGATACGTCAGGACGCCCGTGAAGCCATAATGCTGCTGGCCCCGGGATCCGTCAGTGAAATGCAGGACTATATTCCGGAAAACCGCTGTTACCGTGCAACCCTGGAGTTTCAGGTCACGGTGTGACTTTTTCTTTTTTTCTACAAAACCCATACCCCGCCGCGTGCGGGTTTTTTATTATCAGGAGGCAGAATGTCTGCTTTGTATGAACGCTCACAGCTGACGCAGGTGATGATTTCATCTGCCCCGGCGACTGCTGAAACTATGGATAAGGCGGAATATCTGCGCCTGGACTGCACCATCAAGGAAGTCCAGTTCACCGCCGGTCAGAAACAGGATATTGATGTGACCACGCTCTGCTCCACAGAGCAGGAGAACATCAACGGTCTGGGGGCGTCGTCCGAGATTTCCATGTCGGGTAATTTTTATCTGAATCAGGCCCAGAACGCCCTGCGTGATGCCTATGACAATGACACGGTGTATGCGTTTAAGGTGCAGTTTCCGTCCGGTAAGGGCTTTAAGTTCCTGGCGGAAGTGCGTCAGCACACCTGGTCATCCGGTACCAACGGCGTGGTGGCTGCAACGTTTTCACTTCGCCTGAAGGGTAAACCGGTGTCCTATGTGGTACCGCTGGCGTTTGTGAAAAATCTGGATAAAACACTTACCGTGAATACCGGTGCGCTGCTGACAATGTCAGTCAGTGTCAACGGGGGAACGCCGCCTTATAAACACGCCTGGAAGAAGGATGGTCAGCCGGTAGAGGGACAGACTACAGACACTTTCAGTAAAGCCAATACGCAGTCAGGTGATAAGGGGGCTTATACCTGCGAGGTAACGGATTCTGCAGAACAGCCGCAGAGCATTACCTCTGATGCGTGTACAGTAACGGTTAATGGTGCGGGCGGATAAGGCTTATGGCAAAAGATCTGAAAACACTGGCGCTGGCCAGACTGTCGGGGTTCCGTCATAAAACGGTGAAGGTGCCGGAATGGAGAAATGTCAGCGTGGTGCTGCGGGAGCCTTCGGCAGAGGCCTGGTATCTGTGGCAGGAAGTGCTCAATGGTGATGGAGAGGATGACGATACCCTGTCGG